AAATGGAAATGGATCCCTGCCCAGAGATACGGATACCAACATGAACGATGCGTTCAGATTGCCGCATATGTATACATGGAGGAAGACGAATGACCAAAGTTGTCCGAGCATTCTCAATCGATCCCCATGTCTCAGAGGCATTGGATCAGAGAGTCAGGAAGAGACGGAGATCGGAGTATGTGAATGAGGCCCTCGATTGGTACATGAACAAGAATCTGAGAGAGTATCAAGCGGAAGTGATCTCTGGGAGGAACTTCATGATCGCTGAAATCAATAAAAAGAGGCTCATCATAGGGGGTCTTGAGGATGATTTAGCCTCTCTTAAGGGTCGATTAGACTGCCGATGTCTATGGTGTCGGTTGAAGAAGCGCCTACAGAGATCGCCAGAAGAGTAACCAGAGCGATAACAATACGAGTCCAAGTCCAAAGAAGCGCTGGATCGGATGCGATTGGGTCATCAGACATCTTGGGCACTGTTCCTAACCATTGCCAAGGCGCCTCTCCACTCGGTGAATTCATACTTCTCCATTGTGATGATGTAGTTTACGGGATTGTCATTGGCATCATTTCCATAAATCCAGAGATCCTCAACCACTAAGTTGTCTGGATCAATTAATGTTGTTGGCTGGTCTGAACCGTAGCCAAGCATATTCGCGGTTGCCCATGCGATCTGCCTATTGTCAGACGCGACCCAGTTACTAGTTGCTGCACCTTCTTCCGTTGCCAAGCATCCGAATGAATCCGAATTCCCAGAAGTAGGATCTCTTGGGAAGATATAGAAGGACTTGATAACATAACCCGTATCGAATCGACCATCAAACAATATGACTCTCCCGACCCCCCCATCTGGAACATCTCCTCTCACTGTGTACTCACCTATCTTCTTCATCTTACATCTTCCTCCTTAGTTGGTGAGCCTTCCTCATGATCTTCCCTTGGCTCCACCCTTTCTTGAATCCGCCTGCTTTCTTCCTGCCCATTGCATTAGCCTTCTTCAATGCGCGAGCCATCTTAGGATCCTTCTTGCCTACCCTTTTCTTCTTCTTGACTAGTGAACCCCCTCCTCTCAGTTGAGGTTCAAAGGCTACTTTGGGTAAATCTCCGTGTATTTGTTCCAATAAAGCGCGATATTCCTCGACACTCATGGTTACTTCTGCCACTCAAAACCCTCACTGCTGGCTGAGTGCTAGGGCTGTTGCGCTGGATTGAGTTGCGGTCTCTAGGGTACACTCTAGGACAATGCAGATGTCTATGGCTCCGTTGTCCCAAGTTGCGCTTGAGTCTGCACCTAGGAAGATCGAATCTACTCCAACTAGGTAGCCGTTCTGCCAATCCATAGGATTAGCGTCTGAAGTCTGAGAGGAAGTTTGTACAAGATTTCCGGTTGTCGATGCTTGCTCATATACTCCTCCGGTAACATAGGATTTGTCAGAAGCGTCAATTAATGCAGATTGGGTCTGAGTTGATAGTTGCCATCGAAGCATTCCCCCGGGAATCCCTCCATCATAGTAGATCATGGAACCCTTATCGCTGTTGTCAAGATATTGTGCCTGAACATTGTGAACTCTGAGCAATGTACTCTTGGTCACTCCAAGATTCACGAATGAACCTAGATCGATCTCTGCTTGGTTATATGTTACTCCGGTCACTGTCACTTTAGCGCGGATGAAGAATGAATCACTCTTTGCCATGATCCCCGGAACTACTATCGGCTTATGATAATTTTCTCCTGACTTTTGTAACAATCTGCCCCAGATGGGGGGGCCTGCCCCCCCGGATCGGGGGCTATCTTGATAGTCGGTCGGCACTGGGGTGGGGATTACCTATCCCAGTGGACACGCTACCGACTGAATAGGAATCTCTGCGCCAGAGCGCGCCGAATCGCTTCGCGATCCGACTTGCACTGGCTTGAGTAGTATTAATATAAATCTACATGGCCCGCAAAGCATGGAAGAAGCCGATAAAAAAAGTGAAAGTGAAAGTGAAAGTGAAATAATTCGTAACTCAGGGGCGATCAATGAGTTGAAAATATGGCAAATGCTGATGATAGACGAGGTTTCTAATCTCATGAGAAGGGTGAAGGCCCTAGAAGAGCATTTAACGAGCCTAGATCATGGTAGTGAGCAAGGAAACCACCCTAATGATGGGGGATGGTTCCAATGAAGGACCATGATAACGCAGGTCCAAGACCTCTTCCTCGACAACCGGCCGTCTATTACAGGGTCAAGAAGACCAATGGGAAATGGAAATGGATCCCTGCCCAGAGATACGGATACCAACATGAACGATGCGTTCAGATTGCCGCATATGTATACATGGAGGAAGACGAATGACCAAAGTTGTCCGAGCATTCTCAATCGATC